CTGTTCATGGTGGCAGAGATTTCCTGTACCGTTCTCGTGCGCAAATATTTCACTCCGGTGTGCCGCATTATCCAGATGCTCACTGGCGTGAGTGAGTGCGCAGTCGGTATCAACTGTTCGAGCCCTGATTGGGAGCACATGATGAACCATTTGGAGAGATTTTCTAACCTCTTTGATGGTGATCATTCTAAGTATGACCTGCGTAAGAACCCTACGTTGAGCCGCTTTTCCTATCGTATTATGTTGGATATAGCAGCTCTTGGTGAATATACTAGTTTTGATTTGTTCATTATGTCTACCATGGTTGATGATTTAGTTTCTCCTCTCGTTAATTTTAATGGAGAAGTTTACCAGATGGATGGATCAACTCCTTCTGGCATTCCTGTGACTGTGATCATCAATTCATTGGACAACAGCTTGATCAATCGCTGTGCTTATCATTCAGTGTACCCACGCTCTTCACCTGGGAGTTTTCGACGCTTCGTTTCCCATGTCAATTACGGAGACGATTTTGTTAACTCCGTTTCGTATTATGCACGTAAATTTAATTTCCTGTCTCTCAAAAAGTATATGGAAAAATACGGGATGGTTTTGACCCCTGGTGATAAGACGGCAGTTGGGAAAGCTTTTATGACTTCCACTTCGGATGTTGTGTTCTTGAAGAGATCTTCTATATCTCTCCCAGAACTTGATTACCGCATTGGTAAGTTGGATGAGGCATCAATCGTCAAGTCTTTGACTTGCGTTCTTGCATCTAAAGCTTTATCCCCGGAACTAGCCGCAGCCACTAACATTGACGGAGCTTTGCGCGAATGGGCCTTCCATGGAAAGAAGGTTTATGAAACGCGCCTCAAGCAGATGACCGAGATTGCGAAGGAGCACGGCATTGCACATTTGTGCCGCCAGCTTACGGCTTCGTACGAGGATATTCTTGCCACGCTCTAAGTGGCATAGCCTCTGATCAAGGCTAGTACAATACTGATCACCCCTCACCTCTAGTCAAGGTACGAATACTGACTTCACCTCTGGCCAAGATATTGATACTGGCCCCACCTCTGGTCAAGGTGCGAATACTGAATCCCTCTGTGCGGGTACTACCGTACAGGCCTTTATTGAGGACCGAACCAAAATAGTATGTTAATGTATTGGTTACCTATATTTGATGTCTGGATATATATTTTGTATAAGGCTTGCATTTCATTTTTGTATATTTCGTGTATATTGTCCAAAACGAGTCTGCTCTTAACACATGAGTTTGACTTGCACATAGTTGTGTTACTTCTAATTCCGTCGAAATTTTTGATATACAACCCGCTCCTACTGGTCAGCAGAGGATCGGCACTACTGTGTTTTCACATGCTGACCGCCCCATGGGGACCCATATTGTATCTGAGTTGGAACCAACTTATGCTGCAGGTGGATCAACCGACGTCCCATTGGGGGATTTCTTAAAACGTCCGGTGGAAATCTTCTCACGCGTAGTCGCCTTAAATGAGGATGTGTCCGTTATCCAAGATCCCTGGCGGGATTTTCTCAACGATGCAGCCGTCAAGCGCCGCTTGGAAGGTTTTAAGCACTTGAGAGGTCATCTCAAGATTCGCGCCACCATCACGGGTAATCCTTTTCTCTATGGAAGATTCATTGTTGCTTATGAGCCACGCCAGGCTCTTAGCATCCACCCGAAAGCTGCTCAGCTTAGCGAATGCTTTAGAATGCAGCTTACACAATTGCCTCATATCTTCCTAGACCCATCTAAAGGAGAAGGTGGAGAGATGACTTTTCCCTTCTTTTGCCCAGAGAATTGGATTGACCTTACCCACACCACTTCTGTCACAGACATGGGTAGATTCTACATTCACACTTTCAATAGATTGAAGCATGCAAATGCTACAACGGGATCGTGTGTTGTGCGTATCTATGCATGGATGGAAGATGCTGAATTGTGTACTCCTACGGCCGACGGCTATGGCTCGTGGGGACCCATTCAGGCTCAGTCCGAATTTGCTGAACACCCAGTCTCTAATGTGGCTTCAGCGATTGAACGTGCTGCTGGCGCTCTTTCTGTTGTGCCTATGTTCCGTCCTTTTGCCAAAGCTACGGAGATGGCTGCTGGAATGGCGGTAGCATTGCCAAGGCCTTCGGTTTTTCAAGACCTGCTGTGATTGACAACATTGTTCCTTATAAAGCATTCGCAGCTGGCAACATGGCTGTTACTAATGCGCATGAGGCCATCACTCCGATTGGAATTGATGTGAAGCGAGAACTTACAATAGATCCTAGAACTGTTGGTCTCCCAGCTGTCGATGAAATGGCTATTTCCTACATCTGCGGGAAAGAATCTTTCATTCATGATGAGCCTTGGGCTGATACCGATGAACTTGATTCTGTGTTATTTTCTGTTAATGTCACACCTCAGCATTTTGAGACTGACTCCACGACCACGCCTTGGCGCTCTTGTTTGACTCCCGCTGCCTACGTGGGTATGTTATTTAACTATTGGCGCGGCACTGTAATTTATCGATTTCAAATCGTAGCTTCAGCGCTGCACCGTGGTAAGATCAGAGTCACGTATGAGCCCGCCACCTCGAGCACACCTGGCAAAGTCAATGAGGTTTATAGTCGTATCATAGATATTGAAGAGTGTCGGGACTTTGAGATCCCGGTACAATGGCACGCTAGATCTCCTTGGCTCAAGCTTGAGAATCTGGATCTAGGAACTACCTCATTCAATAAGGGATCTGGGTCAGGTCTCGCAACTTTGCCCGAATTTCATAATGGTAAGTTGATGATTTCCGTTATGAATCCCTTGGTGTCCCCTGATCCCGCACTCGGTTTGAGTGTCTCTATTAACTGCTTTGCGCGTATGGGAGACGATTTCCAGTACAATCTTCCAGCTGACACTCTCGCGACTGAACGGTGGTCTTTCCGTAGTACTAATGCGAGCGTCCAGCCTCAGTCAGCTATGGAAGCTGATGGCCTCCCACAGGATAACAACCCTGTTGGGGGAGAGCCAATCGCGCCCATGGGTGAGGTATCGATAGTGCGAGCTGATCAGAGGGATTTGGTTTTCTTTGGGGAAAATATTCCGTCGTTACGTACTTTGCTGCGACGTTATGCCTACGTTGGCACTGTTGGTCTCAATAGTCCTTACAAGATACGCCAAGACATTACTTCAAGTAGACTCCCGTTGCGGGAATATATTCTTGCTATGTATGCCGGGTGGCGTGGCACAGTCAGAGTCAAACAGTTGCCGACTGGAGTCGGCACACACCTTTCGATTGTGGACGGTAATTCTCGTGGTTTGAATTACCTCGCTACCTACGCAATGATGGGCAATGTGGCTAATCAGGGGGTTGTGGAAACTGAATTCCCCTATTACTACAATAGACGCTTCTCTCATGCGCGTACCCATCCCTTCTTTTCAGCCGATACAGATGTTGATGTTGATGACCCCAATGGGGATTATCACAACTTCTTGACGTATGGCTCAAATGTCAATATTCGTTACGACAGTATTGGGGAAGATTTTACTTGTTTTTTCTTCCTTGGGACACCTTTGATTCATGCAAAGGTTTAAAAACAAGTACACGGTGGTTTTCCTGGATAAAGTTCTTTGATATTTTATTCTTTCCAGGATTCCATTGCCTATTGGCATAAATACGATATAATATTCTGCGGCGTAGCACTGCGTCGCCCGGTACAAACCGGTTGCTTGTGCGCT